GTCACCAATCGGTCCAGGCACTTTAAACAAACCAGCGGACAAACTCCGTATGAAACTGTAAATCTTGGACCAAAAACTAGCATTATCTGCGTAAGGGACAGCTACAGGTAATCGTTCAGCAATGAGTTTATACAAATCCAATGCTCTCTGGTCATGAGGACAAGAAAGGGACGTAAACTCATAAATAAAGTTATTAGGAACGACCTGAAGTTCAACACAAGCCCATGTACGAAGTATAAAGCTTTGGTCAACAGCAACATTTGGAACACTAATCTTAAAAACTATTGAATCAAGATTATCGTGCCCACGGTAAGGCATAGTTAACGAGGTACCTGTACCAGGTGAATAAACACGCGTGGCTGTTGTATCCTGATTGTCTCCTACAACTTCAACAAAATCAAAAGCTCCAGAACGATTATACGAAACTGCATAGGCACCTTTATTAAATGGTGCGGTATAAACGTTGTTAAAAGGAACAGTACTGAGATTGCCGATCCCACCGGGTTCAAAATTAAGAACAACAGAAGGGGTCGAGGGGACACTGGCCGCATTAGTAACGGTCATCGTCATGGGGATTCGATAGCAAGTGATATTGCCAGCCCACGACATTTCGTTCATAGTTGACTGTATCTCGGCACACAATGAAGCGTACCTAAATTTGCCAACCGTTCCTAAACCTGCTGGGGCAACACCGAGGCCTAAATTAGCATAACCGGGCCAATTAACCGAAGTTAAAGTGCCAGGTTGCACGCCGGTGTTGACGGTAGCAGTTAAATAAGCAGAACCAAAGAACGGAGAGACCACTATATACGTGTCCATGTTATGTGGGGCGGAAAGGTTGGAAACCAAAGTTTGATTGGACATCAACGTTCGCCCAACATAATTATCAGGAATACCCAATGATCCTGTGGAATCAAAATCTGGTGCGGCAAACGCACACTTTAAGAAATCGACACCACATTGGGACAAACCATTATTTTGTGGAACTAATTTGGGTTTAGGTGCACGAGTCTGCACCAATCTAACCTCAGGCTGTCGCACAACAGTAGTGCCTCTAACGGGCAAAACGATGTTGTTTGAGCGACTTCCAGACGCAGCGACCACTATTTGCTTACCTTTTCCTCGACGACCCCGACGACGGGGTTTTGAGGATTGGCTTGCCATTACTTCTATCACTGCCATCTTTCTTAATCAGTTTTCTTTTGGGTTTTTCAATTAACGAAGGGGACGATTCGCCATTAACGACGACGCCAGGAGGGATGATCAATTCCTTCACGACCATATTATCTGCCCCCTAGAAAACTAACTGCCATATGTTCAATGAAACTAGGTTCACAATCCAAGAGCTCACATGCGACATCAGTTAAGTCACAAGTGCTAACAGGATAAGGGCTAGTGCACATTGCATAATAAGGCATATCAATTGAAGCGTCATACTTATCTTCGTCGCATTTGCCATAACGTTTTAACATGGTATGGCACCATTCAGTTACAATGGGCGTATTCGGGTCCGTCTTCAAGTAACCCTGAGCACGACGCGAAATGGCGACGTGTGGCGGAACTTGCAATGACGTTATAACGGGACTCTTAGCAGAAAAACGCCTTACATCGTAAATTGATTCGGCACCATCGGGAAGATTATGGTAAACGCGACCGAGAAATGTTGGGTACTTTGGGGTCCGGACAACTTCCAACTTATAACCTAATTCAACAGCGGTTTTTGCTATATCAGCATTGTCATCACAATAAACAATATCATCTCCTGATACCAGGAAATCATAGTGTTCAAAAGTGGAATATGCAACAAACGCATTTATTAAGGTGTTTAGTATGGTAGTGTCTGGACTCCCGCTTAAACGAGTGGTTCCAACATTGTAGTTAACGCCGTTTGCAGTGGTAGCATTGGCATAAAGTTGCTTATCAAACAATTCAGTAGCGGTTCCATCGGGAAAACAAAGGTTCAATATGGACCTCTCGATGTGAACAGCTGCAGGGCTCTTAGAGCCGTCAAACTTTGAATAATCTGCCTCGGAGAGTGGAGCCATACTTGCAAGATCCAAAACACGTTCTGCAATAACTAATGGTTCTTTGCCAGGGGCGAACCATTCAAATTGCTGACAGTAATCGAATAATGCATAAGTATAAGCGCTATACACAGTTTTAAAACCAGCATCCACCGTAGTTATATTTCTTGGCGCCTTCAAGCTGGGATACGCCTCTTGTTTCTGAAAAGACTTAATTTTAAACGACGCATCGCCTAAAATAGGGCCAACCTGTTCACGTAACATCCTCTGACTCGGACGGTTCTGGTTAGCTTCAACTACTTCGGCTGGTACGGGGTCAATTTGCTGAAAATTAAGTAGAAACTTATCAAGGCGTTCCTGCAATGCAGCGGGAAACTCTGTATAACTACGGACTTTAGAAATTCGATCTTCGGTGCACCACTCATCGTTCGCACGCGAACGGAGAGGTGCTGAACCGTTTGGATCAACTGGTGTGTGAGCTTCAAAATAAGCGCTCGGCGGTTCTTCAAGCGTGTCAACATCACGTGAGTAACCTAATATAGTATGGGCTGTCAACTTATCATTAGTATTGAGATAATAGTGGAATAAAGTTGAAACGGAATGAAGATAATCTGGCATCAATTCACGGAAATGTCGCTCGACAACATGAGCTGTCGGTTTCGACATGACCTTCAGACGCATCCTGCAATTTTCAACATGCTTAAGTTCCACTTTACTCGCTACATAAGAACTCTCTGGAGCAAAATGAACAACAGGCTCTTGCCCAACACGTTTAAAAGTGGCTATTTGTATTCCGCCGGAAAAGAACTCTCTTCTCTTAAGTAACAGTGGATCAACGCCAGAGCGCATTGGACAGGTAGACTTTGGTATGAGCATTATAAACTCACGTGTGGCGGAAAGCCTTTTTCGTTCAACGGCATATAAATAATGCCGGAGGCCAACCTGGAAACCAATGTATTCACAATCAAAATCCCATAACTTATGGTGGTAATTTCCACCTGCGGAATAAGACACGTCAACATGGTTGTCTGCACATGATCTAAAGCTCATTTCTGAATCGTTTGAGCAAACAGTTTCTGGTGAAAACGTAAAGAGCAGCATAGGCCGAAAACAAGAGGCCCAGCGTGCAAAATCACCAGTGGTAAGATAATAGTCCACGTCGTAAATCAACAACAAATCGTTCTCCCTAACGGGATGTTCGGTTTCTTCGAGATCATCAGTGTACCAATACGGCTTCCTGAAATACCTAACACCTTCGCGGACGTACTTCATCCGCGGTGATATCCAGTATGGCTCCAAACCATAACGCTTGCAAAACCAATAGGCGTAAGACACTGCACTGTTTCTCAAAGTTCCATTTTCGACATGCTCAAGCGTGGTACCGCGACAATTTAACCTCAATTGTGAACCACGAAAAGCAGAACGTATTCGTCGCAAATCTGCGAACGTAGCTGTGTAATAATAACCCGCCATAGCCAATCGCACACAGGCAACGATCAACCAAGACGCCATGATGCAACTTAAAGCACCATAGAAATAACCAACTAGATTATTTGGATTTGCGCTCAACGGGACGATTTCCATCACGGGCAGCAAGATAACACACTAAAG